CGTTTACTTGACTTGAACAAGCAGCGGCTAAAAATTTAAATGGAGCTGCAATGCCTTTAGCTATCCTAGCTGCAGCCAATGCAGCCGTATCTGCGATTCAGCAAGGTTGCGAGTTATATAAAGAGTACAAGGGTACTGTAATGAAAGCTAAGAAAACCTTTGATGAAGTCAAGGGTATTTCTAAAGAGTTTACAAGCGTCTGGAAATTTATATGGAATAAGTTATTTCCAAGTAAAAAGAAAGAGCAACTCAAAATAGCGGATTTAGCTCTAGATAAAATAGACAACAAAGTAAATAAGGAACGGAAACCTCCTGACTATGCTCAGATAGATGAACTTTCTATAACTATTGAACTTATAGCTCAGTTGAAAATCTTCTTTAGTTGTATGTCTCAGCTGCAAGCTAAGTTAGCCGAATCTGAAGCAAAATCTATGGAGTCTCAAGGATATGAAGAGCTTATGAGTTCTGCTATCGACATTGAATATGCAATGATAGAGATTCAGAAGCTTCAGGTCACTATTAGAGAGACTATGGTTTATCAAAGTCCTCAGGAATTAGGCGATTTATATACGAAGGTAGTTAAGCGTGTAGGTGTTATCCAAGAGCAGCAGGAAATGGCGCGTATCGAACAAAATAAAAAGGCTGCGTATACAAGATGGTTACGAGAGCAATTCCAAAATCAAATAAAGCTGGAACTAGTTACAGTGTTCCTAGTAGTAGTATTTCTAGCAGAACTGTGGGCACTATGGATAAGTCTAATAACTCATCGTTAATATCTTTAATTGCCGCAGCTACGGTAGTAATTGCAATAGCCATTTCAGCGCCTATTATGTTAGGTATGTATATGGACACTAGCAAAAATAATTATGTCGTTGAGTCTAAGTCTAAACAAGTAGACATAAAGATAGAGAAGCTTGACGACATGATTAAGTATAACGAGAAACTTCTTAAAGAACTTGAGAAGAATAAAGGAAATTTATGATTGATAGTTACAAAGGCATGACTGCCGACCAAATTGAAGTCCGAGTATGGGCTTTCGTAGTTAAAGCAATTACCTCAATGGTATTTTTAATTGCTATGGGTGTTATGTGGGCTATTGCCTTCGAAGACCAATCTACAGTTTTAGCACCAATTGATGCTATCTTCTTAGAAATTCTAAAAGCCATTGCCTTTATGGGCGTTGGTACATTAGGTGGTATCTCTGGTCGTAAAGCTGCAGGTGTAGTAGCAGAGAAACTATCCGACAAACCAGAAGATGAAAATCTAGCTGGTTAACCTTACCTACCTTAGGTCCGAAGTCACTTCGGTTTTAGGTGTCCCTCGAATCTGTTGCGAGGTAACATGGAGGTAACACTCTAGGGTCTTATTGCCAAATAAGACTACAAAGGATACAGCGTATTGTTTTGCGGTGCTACGAAAAGCGCACTCTGGAATCGTAACCAGAACTAATTCAAGGAGAATATATGGCTTTTGAAAAAGGCAAATCTGGTAATCCTAATGGTCGTCCTAAAAAGGTTAACCCGTTAGATAAACCAACAAATCGTGACTTAAAGGAACGTGAATTAATTATGCTTCTTCGTAAGATTAAGCCACACGTTGCTAAGGCTATCACTTCTGCAGCTGAAATTATGCAGAATAAAGAAGCTAGTCATCAGAACCAATTAAAAGCAGCTACTATTTTACTCGACAACTATCGCAGACTTACATTAGATGTATATGACAGCGAAGATGCAGAAGAAGTAGAAGGCACAGAGATTCAGCAACAGAATGCTCCAATCTTCAGCCTTAAGGTAGTGAACGAAAATACATAAGGAATTAAATGAGTAGTCAAGTAGTTATCGGACCAGCATCCAAAAAGCAAGAGATGTTTTTAAATAGTGATGCCACTATTACATTAGCGGGTGGAGCAGCGGGTTCAGGTAAAACTTATACTGCTTTACTTATCGCCTTAAAATTTATGCAGCATCCAAGAGCTACGGGAGTTATTTTCCGTAGAACTTCTAAGATGCTAACTGCACCCGGTAGTATCTGGCACGAAGCCGTAAACCTTTACACAAGCCTTTACCCAAATCTTCGTATCAGAACCCGCGAACTAGAACTTGTATTCCCTAACGGCGCTTTACTCAAGTTCAGTCACATGCAGCATGCAATGAACATGTATGACCATAAAGGTGGTCAGTACAGTTTAGTTATTTTTGACGAAGCAACAGACTTCGAAGAAGAGATGGTTGTGTACTTACTTTCACGTATGCGGAATGCTTACGTAGATTACACGCCTCAAATGTTCTTAATGACTAACCCTGATTATAACAGTTTCTTACGTCATTGGCTTGAAGACTACTACTTAGACCAACAAACAGGCATTCCATTACCAGAGAAGACAGGTGACAAACGTTTCTTCTTCCGTCAAGGTAATACGATGATTTGGTACAACAGTTTAGCAGAAGCAGAAGCAGTTCACGGTAAAGGTGATGAATCTGGTATCAGTTCATTTACGTTTATTGGTGCTACTTGTCGAGATAATCCTCCACTATTAAAAGCTCAACCAGATTATATCAGCCGCTTAATGTCTTTACCTCGTGTAGAGAAGGAAAGATTGCTAGATGGGTCATGGTATGCCCGTATGGAGTCTGCAGGGCTGTTTAAACGCGAATGGTGCGGTTTAGTTGACCTGCCTAATGGTAGGGCCAAGCAGCGCGTTAGAGCGTGGGATTTCGCCTTTAGCAAGCCTTCTGAGCAGTATCCTAATCCAGACTGGACTCGTGGCGTATTAATGTCTAAAGATGATGCAAAAGTCTATACAGTTGAAGACGTTGTATCTTTACGTGACAGAGTGCATGAAGTTGAGAAATTAATCTTCCAGACTGCGTTGCATGATGGTCAAGGTGTAATTATTTCAATTCCATTAGACCCTGCTGCAGCCGCTGGCGCTTACGCCAAGGACTTACAACGCAAATTAGCTGAGATGGGTTTCGTATGCAGACTAACTAAACCAGTGAAGTCTAAGATTACACGTTTTGCTCCATTCTCAAGTATTGCTCAAGCTGGATTCGTAAATATCGTAAAAGCTAACTGGAATAAAGACTTCTTTGATGAACTAGAAGTTTTTGATGGTGACCCTAAGAAAAAGGATGACCAAGTTGACTGCTGTAGTGACTGTATGTTACTTCTGAACAAAGAGCAATCGCTTCCAATATTCTCATTGCCTGATTTAACAGGTTCTAACCCTTTTGATAGTATGCCAACGCAGTCACTGTCAATGCCTCAATTTACAACTATCGGACTTTAACTAAGGAGCCTTTGAATGGCACGACCAAAGAAACAAGAGACTATTGAAAAAGCCACAATGGGTGACACACCAGAACGATTTAAATTATCAGAAGCTGGTTACTTAGGCTTAAACGTCTATGCTGGTGTAACTCAGGATGAAATTAAGAAAGAGCTAAACTTTCCAAACAGTATCCAAACGTATAAGCAAATGTCTTATCACGGTACTATTAACTCTGCACTAACTCTGTTCGATACACTCGTCAGTAAGGCAGATTGGAAATTTAAAGCGCCTAAGGATGCAACTCCTGCCGAATTAGACCAAGCTAGAATCATTAACGAAATGATGAATGACTTACAAGGTCAAACGTGGGCTGATTTTATCAGTGAAGCCCTTAGCTCTAACGTATATGGTTTCTCCGTACACGAGAAAGTCTACCGTAGACGCACAAAAGAGAACGGCTCTAAGTATAACGATGGTTTAATCGGTTGGAGAAAACTTCCAATTCGTAATCAAGAAACTATTCAACGTTTCGTCTTCTCAGATGACGGTAACGAAATTATCGGTGTACGTCAAGACCTTACGCAAGTAAGCGACCCATATAACCGCTACTCACAACGCTCCAACAACGCAGTCGTGCTACCACGTAGCAAGATTATGCTATTTAGAGCTGGTAAGCACAAGGGCGACCCTTACGGTAAGTCTCCATTACGCGATGCTTACTTAGCGTGGCGCTTCTTATCAGTGATTGAAGAGATTGAAGCCAACGGTGTAGCAAAAGATTTAGCTGGTCTTCCAGTTCTCAAGTTGCCACCTCAGTATTTAGCTGCAGATGCTTCTCCAGACCAGAAAGCTATTCGTGCCTACTACGAAAACGTAATGCGTAACCTTCAGGTTAACCAACAATCTGCACTGATTCTACCTCAAGCTTACGACCAAGATACGCGCCAGCCTTTATTCAGCTTAGAATTACTCAGCTTGAATGGTAGTAAGGCAATGGACACTAGCAAGATTAAAGAGTATTACAAGAATTTAATTCTTACCTCTTTATTCGCAGATTTGCTAACTATGGGTCAAACTGGCGGTGGCTCTTTTGCATTAGGTCAGATTAAGAGTTCATTATCTGGCAACGCCGCTGAAGCAATGCTCAAGAAAATTACTCAAGTTATTAATGATGACTTAATTCGTCAAACCTACGAACTTAACGGATGGGATACATCTCGTATGGGTTACATGGACTTTGACAATATCCAAACAGAAGATTTAGAATCATTCAGTAAGGCTGTCCAACGTTACGCAAGTACAGGTATGCTTGAAATTGACCGCGATGTACTCAACCGTATTCGTGAATCTGTCGGTATTGACGCTCTTCCAGAAGATGAGGAACCAAACCTAGAGGCAATGCCATCCAACACTTCTCGTAGCGGTGACGGTTTTGCAACAGCTGGTGAAGGTACTGCAACCAATCCATCAGGTACTGATACGTCAAGTAATAACTTAGAAAACGCAGGTTAATTCTAATTACTCTTGAATTATGTCTATTTATATGATATAATAGTTCTATAAATACCCCGCCTAAACAGCGGGGTTATTCTTGTTTATAAGGAGAACGTATGCCGTGGAGCGCAAGCAAAACTATTCCCGCTGTAGAGGGGAAATCCCCTAAGTTGAGAGAGTTATTTGCAAAAGTAGCCAATGCTGCACTCGCTAAAGGACAAACAGAAGAAGAGGCGATTTTCGCTGGTTTAGGTGCTATAAAAATTGAAGAAAAGAAGCAACCTGTTAAGAAAGTAACGGCTCCAAAAGTACCTTCTCATTTACAAGTATTAAAAGATATTGCAAATAAGCAAGTTGCACCAGTTGAAAAAGTAAAAGAAATACAGACTGCCACAACTACCGTAGTTTCAGCTGATATTAACCAAACTGGTCATTTAGTATTAGTTATGTCTGACGGTACTAGGGTAACCACTAAGAGTCCAATACCTAAGGAAATTGTAGAACAAAACGTAGTTGTTACAAATGACACTGCAGCTTTAGTTGCTACTCAAGAACCTACAGGTTTTGAAACACGCTCCACTTCTGCGTTAGCTTTTGACGATGAAACTAGAACATTTACTATTTCAGGTTTAAATAACGAATTTTCGTTATGGCTACATGCAAAAGAATTTACCAGACAATCTGAATCTATTCAATTACCAGATGTTTCGGGGTTATATTTTATTCATTTCACTTATCCTGATTGTGAATTACATTACACGACTACACCTACCTCCGAATTATTTTTAGATACGGCATTAGTAGCGTTAGTATATTGGCAAGCTGAAACACAAGAGCATGTCTATTTTGCCGATGAACGTCATGGTATTGTAATGGACGGTGCTACGCATAAGCACCTTCATCTATCATTAGGCGCTCAATATCGAAAAGGTTTACGTTTATACAACTTCTACGTAGACCAATCTGGTAATTCAAACTCTCATGCTCAGTTCGCTTGTGATTCTGGACAAATAGCTGACGAAGATTTAATCATAGATATTATTGATGGTGATGTTCAAACATTATCTACAGTTTTAAATGCTCCTGTCTATTATAGACATGGTGGTGAAACAGAAAATTGGTATAAGACCTCTATTAGCTCTTATCCGTTAATTCTTCCTACAGATAGCCCGTATTATTTTGCAGGTACGCGACCTGCGTACAGTCATGAAGTTGATGGATTTTGGTATTTAACAGAAGTACCTAATAATCATTTCGTACTTGTGCATATTGCTGCTACCAATGACGTAGAGAATCCAATAGTGGCTATACTAGGTAATGAGTATGACAGTAAGGCTAAAGCCAGAAACGGCGCTAATACTGAATTCGCTGCCATGTCAGGATTACCTTTTGCTGAATTTGTAAGATTAGGTACAGTTATTTATCAAGTATCTAATAACTATTCGAATATCCCAAAAGCCAAAATTGTAAGTACAGATGATGGCACAGACTATATTGATTATAGAGATACAAGTGCTTGGTCACCTACCTCTTCAGTAATCGTAGACCAACAACAAAATATCGATGGTGGTATTTATTAATTAAGGACGCATAATGCAACCCGCTAATATAGAATTAACTATTTACAAAGGTTCAACTTTTGTCAAAGCTATTCAGTGGAAAACTGGTAACCCTGCAGCACCTGTAAACCTCACAGGCTGCACCTTACGTATGCAAATTCGTAAGACTGTAACTGACGCGACAATCCTAGATTCTCTTACGACTGAAAACGGTAAATTAGAGATTACTAACGCTTCCGAAGGCCGTATTGCTATTAAGATTGCAGCTGCAGCTTCTAGCGCATACAGTTTTGATAGAGGTGTGTACGATTTAGAGGTAGTCTTCTTAGATGGTTCTGTTTATCGTATCATTGAAGGTGCTGTGACAACCGTACCAGAGGTTACAAGATGACAACAGATGTTATTGTCGTAGATGATTCTGAGACAATAATTATCGATAATGACCCAATCAGTGTTATTGTAACGCAGGATGACACTGCTACACCAGATGTAGTAGTTGTAACCCAAACGGATACCTTAGTTGTTGACAATGAAAAGTTAAACGTCATCTTAACAGCTAATACAGAAGTCCAAGTTATTACAGAAGGTAGCCAAGGTCCAATGGGTCCACAAGGACCACAAGGTGTACAAGGTTTGTCAACAAACATTACAGATGCGCCAGATGTGAATGCTACAAATATACAAGACGGTTCATTATTGATTTATTCAAGTCAAGAACAAAAGTGGGTTGCCAATACCCAATTAACAAATCAGAGCCTAGAGTCAGGTCATTATTAAAGGATAAATCATGGCATCAATCGTAAGAATTAAACGTTCAGAGGTTTCTGGCAACCCCTCTACGTTAGCACAAGGTGAATTAGCGTATTCAGCCTTACAGGACAACGGCAGTAATGGTGGTGACCGCTTATACGTAGGTATGGGTACAGAAACCAATGGTAATGCTGTAAACCATATCGTAATCGGTGGTAA